CAACGAGGCTTAACTGATTGCTGCCGCCCGCCACCGCCACGCTTACCGCGCGGTTGTTTGCCACGCTGCTGTATTGCTGCGCGGTTAATTGCACCGTAGCCGCTGTTAAGCCTACTGGGCGAATTTCGCCGCTGGCATAGTTCACTTTACCCGTGATGCTGCCTGTTAAATTGCCTTTGCCGTCATCCTTTGCGCTGCCGCCCGCCCATGTTAATTTGATGCTGTTGGGTTTTAGGTTGGGTATCGGCGTTTCAGGCAGCACCAATTCCGTGTTTACCGTTTCGGGCGCAATCACGCTGCCTGCGTCGCTGCCGTTTAGCGTTTGGTAGTAATCACGCGGAATCCAGCTCACGATAATCTGGCTGGGGCTGTCGGGCATGGCAGGCAGGCTAATCAGGGCGCTGCCGCCATCGGTAACGCTGCCGCATACTTCGCCGTTCTCATCGCGCAGGCTGTAATCGCCATAATCGGTAAGCGTGTACCACGCCTTGCCGCTGCGATACGACACTTGCACGCTGCCGCGGGCGGGGCGCGGGCGCAACAGCGGTGCCCATTCCTTGCCCACGTTCGTATCGTTCACATTGATATACGCCGAATAGGCATAGTTGCGCACCTGCACGGCGGGGATGGCGGATATACTGATGGTACTGGTTGGCACATTGCTTAATACGCCGTTCGCATAATCCACATTGATGATGCTGTCGCCGTTTTTCAGGCTGCCTTGCCCGTCGTCGGTGTAGCCCGCAATCTGCACGCTGGTGGGCAGCACCGGCGTTTCCAGATACAGCTTGCCGCCCGATACCCAGCCGCTAAACACATCGCGGCGCGGCGCAGTTTCTATCCACATCACCCGCCCTTGCGCCCAATCGTCCGCCAGCGCGGTTTCCACGGTGGACACAGGCACCAGTTGCTCGTAAATGCTGGCGACTTTCACCGCCGCATCGCCTTTTTTCGGTGGCGCGGCAACCGCTTTAATGCCGTAATAGCTCGCGCTGTCGGCAATCTGCGTTTGCATCACGCGGGCTTTGGGCGTGGCTTTATAGCGGCTGGCATCTTCCATGCCCTCGAAGTCCCGCTCCAAGGGCTGGCTGATGGTCATGCTCACCACGCGACGCACAAACTCGCCCTTCTCGTCCTCAAACGTGCGCAATTCGCTGGATAAACTTGCCACGCGGATAAATTCGTACACTTCGTTGCCATCAATGATTAAACGCAGCGCCAACACATTGCCCACCACGGGCAGCGGCGCAGTCTGCTGCTGATACGCTTCCACCAAACGACTGCCCTTGCGCTGTTTGCCCAACAGCGTCATACGGCTTTCCGTGGTTGCCGTGCGGTAGCTTTCCATGCGCTCCATAATGGAGGCGCGCTCCTGCCCGTAGTAATCGCCTTTCACCAGCAAGACCGACACATTCTCCGCTTCGGCAGGTTTTGAAATCATCATATTCGCGCCCAACAGCGTGGCTGTGCCGCGCACCAACACAGCGGGATAAATCAGCCGCGCATCAAAGCCGCCTAGGGTATTATCCAGCGTGGAAACAGGGGGAAACAGTTCATTCTCTGCGCCAGTCAAAGCCTCGTTCACCATCATCCCGCCGCCGTCGTCGGTGTCGGTTAAGCGCTGGGATTTGTAGAGGCGCAGGTTTTGGGTGGTGAGTTGGGTGTGTTTTTGGGGCATGGGTGTCCTTTCAGGCTGCCTGAAATAGGGTTTTGATAAAGATTTAAACGGTGTTTAAACCGTTATCAGGCAGATTTCGGCGGTATAGCGGTCATCGGCGCGCTCGGGCGTGCGATAGGCAATAGGCGATACATTGCGCAAGGCTTTATCGTGCAGGCGGAACAGCACATTAAAACGCCGCCCATCGTAATGGGTGAGCGTCATCACCAATTCGGGCACATCACTCCAATCGCGCAGCGTGCGGATAATGCCCAGATCCAGCCATGCCCATTCGCCTGCCAGCGTAATCGGTCGTCCCGCCTGTTTTTGCCCTTGCTGAATAACCACCGCACCCGAAAGCGTGTAAACAGGGGCGGTTTGCGCGGTTGCCGACCAGTCAAATTCGTCTGTCCAGCGCATATCTTGCGGCAAGGCAAGGCTTGCGCTGTTGTCGTTGCGGGTTAGAGTAAACATCGTGTCTCCATTTTCAGGCTGCTATTAGCGCTGCGCTTTCATCTGTTGGCTTAATTTTTCCACCAGCAGCTCTGCGGTTTTGTTCACTAAGGCTTTATCGCGTTGATCCATTGCTTGCGTGATGCTGCTTAAATCCAGTTGGCTCACATCAATCTGCGGCGCATCGGGCAGTTTCAATTCCAGCTTTTCAGGCTGCCTTTGCTGCTTGGCAGCTTGCTCTGCGGCTTGCGCGGCGCGTAATGCTTCTTCTTGCGCCTGCTGTTTTTTCAGGCGATAGGTTTGTTCTACCGCCGCCAAGCTGGCGTTGTAATCATTCACCGCTTGGCTGTTGCCCGCATCGACAGCAACTTGGCGGGCGGCGCGCAGCTTGGCGAGTTTTTGCTGTTGTTCCAGCTCCGCCGTGTCCTTGCCCTGCACCTGCAACAACTCTTTCTCCGCTTCCGCGCGCGCCGCTTTGGCTTCGTCGCCCAATGCCCGCATTTTTTGCCGCGCATCGTCAATCGCGGCGCGCAGGTTATCCAGCGTTTGCTTATCCAGCTTGTCAGCGTTGCTGGCAGCAAGGCTTTCGGCGGCAGCCAGTTTGCCCGCGATGCCCACGCCGCTTTGCGTGGCGGCGTTTAAATCGGCAATCGCTTGGCGGGTTTGGTCGTAGCCGCGCCACATGGCTTGCACATAGTTTGCCCACGCGCCCGATGCCACCTTGGCGCTGTTTTGCATGCTGGTGGCGATGCTGTATGTGCCGCTTGGGTTATTGATTTTTTGCCAATAGCTTTGCACCGTCTTGCCCATTTCGGACACTTGGCGCGTGGTCGCTTGGATGCTTTTGCCTGCTTTGTCGGCGGTTTGCACGGCTTGCTCGCCGCCTTGCAGCGAGACTTGCACCGCCTTGTTTTCCGCTTCGGCGCGTTGCTGCGCGGCTTGGGCGGCTTTTTGGTGCGCGGCGCTGGCATCGTCGCCTGCTTTGGCGCTGGCTTGTGCCAGCTCGGCGGTCCGCTCGCGCACGCGCACCAGCATTTCTTGGTACTGCGCGGCACTGATTTCGCCGCGTTGCATCGCCTGCTCGGCGGCGCGTCCTGCGGCTTGCAGTTGCGCAGTGTTGCCGGCGGCTTTCAGGCTTTCTGCCAGTTTGTTGTAGGCGGTAGTGGCGGCGGATGCGCCTTGCTCGGCGGCAAGGTTGAGCCGTGTTAATTGCTCGGCGGTGAGCTTGGCGGCATTGCCGCTGTCGTTGAGTTGTTTTTTAAACGCGGCAAACTCTTCGGGTGATTTGAGCTTGCCCATCATTTGCTCAAAGCTGGCAGCGAGCAGGCGGTTATCTTGAATGCCTTGGCTGGCGGCGGCGTTGAGGGCAGCCTGAAAGTCGCCCAGCGCGGTTTTACCCTCTTGCGAAATTCCGCTTAGCGTCGCTGCGCTGTCCACGCCAATCTTGGCAAATGCTTGTGCCACCTTGTCCGCCACGGCAGGGGCGGCATCGGCAATACTTTGAATTTGCGCGGCGGTTAAGCCTGCCTCTTTGCCCACGCTGTTTAAGCTGGCTTTTAGCTTTTCGGCGGCTTCGGGGCTGTCCATTTTTTGCAGGGCAGCCTGAAATATTCGCGCCATGCTGTCGGCATCCGTGCCAAACTGCTGCGCGGCTAGGGCAAAGTTGTCCAGCGCGGTTTGCGCCGATGTTGAAACGCCTGTTTGCACCTGCTCGGCGGTTAAGCCCAGCTCTTTGAGCGCCAGCTTGTTTTTGGCGAGTGCGCTGGTATCGCTGATGTTGGCGTTCAGGCTGCCTAATTGGTTGTTTACGGCGGCGAGCTGGTCGCGCAGTTGGGCGTTTTGTTGGGTGAGCATGGCGGCGGTGGCGCCGTTTGCCATGCCTGCTTCGTTCAGGGTTTTCAGGCTACCTGCGTTGCGCTCGATTTGTTCCGTTAATTGGGCGCGTTGGGTTTGTAGTGCTTTAATCTGCGCCAACTGCGCTTCATCGGCTTGCTTTTGCACGGCGGCTTGCGCTTGCTTGGCTTCGGCTTCCTTGGCAGCGGCTTGCGCCGCTTCGCGCGCTTCTTCGCGGCTGGTGCGGTAAAACTTTCGCACGTCGTCGAAGGTGCGCTCGCTGAACATGGCGTCCACATACGCCACCATCTTGCCCAAGCCGTCGCCCAAATCGCGCACGGTTTCGCTGCTTTCGCGCAAACTGGTGCCGATGCCCTTGCCCGCTTCCCATGCCGCCCATAGCCCTACTGCTGCTTGTGCGGTGCTGGTTAAGGCGTTTTTCAGGCTGCCGACAGCGTTGGTGTGAAGCTGAATGTGTTGCACATTGCCTGATAGCGCGGCACGCATATTCAGCCGTAATTCATTGGCGGCGGCGCTGGTGCGCGCCAGCGATTGGCGCAGGGCTTTTAAGCCAACATCGGTTTGCAGCAGGCTGGCGCTCGCATCCTGCCCGCTAAGCCGCATCGCCACTTGATAGGCAGTGAGCGCGGTTTTGGCGGCGGCAAAGCCCACGGCTAATTGGGTAATCAGCGGAAAGCGGGTCGCCAAATCGCCCAGGCTGCTTGCCACACTGCCTGCGCCTTTTGCCGTTGCCGCAATCGCAGGCAAGAGCGCGTTGCCCATTTCAATTGCCGCACCGGCGATGTCGGCTTTGGCTTGGTCAATGCGCTTGGCGGTGGTGCTTAATGCGGCGTCGGTTTCGCGCTGCATCGCGCCGAAGGTTTGCTGCGTGTCGGTGGCGGTGGCCAGCGCGTCAGAGTAGGTTTTCAGGCTGCCTGAAAGCAGGGCGATGTCGTCGGCGTATTCCGCGCCAAACAGCTGCCCGATGGTTTCGGATTTGGTTTGGTTGTCCAGCTCGTTGAGCTTGGCGAGAAAGTCGGTCAGGGCCTGCTGCGGGGCGGCGTTGATTTGCTCCGCCATGCTCTCGGCGCTGTATCCCAGCGTTTTGAGCGCATCTTGGAACTCCGCCGTGCCCAGCTTGGCGTTTTGCAGCTTTTGCAATAAGGCATTGATTGCCGTGCCTGCCACTTCGGGCGTTTTGCCCAGCGACACAAACGCCGCGCCCAATGCCGCCGCCTGCTCGGCGGTCAAGCCGAACTGCTTGGCGCTGCCGCCCATGCGCAGCAACACTTGGGCGATCTCGCTCTCCGCCGCGGCGGTGGTGTTGCCCAGCGTGTTAATCGCATCGCCCAGCCGCGTCATCTCGTCCAGCGACAAGCCGAACACATTGGACACTTTCGCTGCCATGTCGCCCGCTGCATCGGCAGTAATGCCGAACGCCACCGACATCTGCGCCGCCATTTGGGTGAACTCGGGCAGCTTTTCCATGGCAATGCCCATTTGCCCGCCCGCGGCGGCAATTTGCGCCAGCTCATCGGGCATCATGCCCAGCTGCCCCGCCAAATCTTTGATGCTGCCGCTCAACTGCGCATACTGCTCGGGCGTGCCTTCGGTAACCTTTTTCACCTGCGCCATGGCGGTTTCAAACTTCATCGCCTCGTTGGCGGCGTAGGCTAAGCCGCCTGCGGATTTGCCGATTTCGGTTACGCCTTCCACTATCTCCATCAGGCTAGGGGCAGAGTCTTCTAGGCTCTCTTCCAAGGTATGGAGTTTGTCGTTATAAGCATCGGTGGCGCGGGCGAGTTCCTCTTGGCTTAGCCCGCCTTCCTCGCGCAGCCGTTCAAAGGCTTCGCGCGTGCGTTCAATTTCGGCGCGAACCGCATCATCAAAATCTATGCCCAGCGTGGTTTTGGCTTCGGCAAGCTGTTGCAGCTTCTGCGCCTCTTGGTTTAAGCGCATCAGCCCTTGCTCTGCCTGCGCCGCTTGTTGGTTAAACTGCTGCTGTTGGGCAGCTAACTGCCGCGTGCTGATGCCTGCCGTTTGCATGGCTTGGTCGGTGTCGCGCAGGTTTTGCAGCAGCGCACGCTTGCGCTCGTTGAGCTGCGCCAGTTGGGCGGTTAAATCGGCGTATTGCTTGGTTTGCGCGCCTGTTGCGCCGTTTTTCATCTGCGCGGCGAGCTGGCGCATTTGCTGCTCGGTGTGCGCGGTTTCTTGGCGCGTGTCTGCCAGCGCGGTTTTAAGTGCTTTGTATTGCTCAATCAGGGCAAGATTTTGCTGGGCGTTTTGCCATTGCTGCGCCAGCTGCGCGGATTGCTTGGCAAGGGCAGAAGTTTCGCCTGCGGCATCATTCAGGCTGTGGCTAAGCTGCTGGATACGCTCCGCGCCCTGCACATCTGCGCTGATTTCAATGCCTGCGGTGATGATGTCGTTTGCCATGATTTTGTTTTAAATGCTGATTAATAAAGGGTTAAAAAACATTTCAGGCTGCCTGAAATACCGTTTGCTGTGCTTTCAGGCAGCCTGAAATCGTTTACGCCTGTTCGGCGCGTTCGGTAAACGAATAGGGCGATTTATTGCCGTCCACGGTAACCAAATTGCCCTTGCATTCGCCCGTGGCAAAGTCGCCGCTTAGCCAGTCAATCGCGCTGTCGGCAGCGACCACCGCGCTAGGAATCGCCAACACAATATCCTTGCCGCTGGCGTGGTTGTAGCCGTCCACCTTGATTTCAAAATCAAAGTCGTTCACGGTTTGCGCGTCCACGCGATAGCCGCCGCGAGCAAAGGTGGAATAGCTCACTTTCACCGTGTCGCCATCGTTTACAGTGGCGCAATGGCTGGCCACGCCTGCCAAGCCCAATGCCGCGTTGCTCAACACATCAGCCGCCGCCAGCTCTTTGCCGCCGCTGGTGGCAATTTTGAGCGTGGAAGGGTCAATATCGCTGTCGGCAAGCTGGATTAACTCGCCTTTTTTGGCGATGACATAATCCACATTCGCCACCACGCGGGCGGAGGGTGGGGCGATGACGGTTACTTCGCCCATCAGCAGCAACGCCATATTGGCGCGGTGCAAGGTGTCAAACGACCAGCTTACTTCCGTACCCTTGCGAATAAACACGCTATCCAACACTTGCCCATAGGTGCCTTTTTGCTTGCTTTCGCGCGTTTTGGTTTCGCCGCTGGACGTAAATTTCAATGCGGTAACATTGCCCACGTCCACAAAGCCTGCGCCAGATACGCGGCGGTTGCGCACATACATCTTGCCCGATACCAGCAAGCCATCGTCTTTGGTGATTTCTGCCATTATGCTTTCCATTTAAAGAGTTACCGTTTCAAAGCGCACGGGATATAGCGCGAAATTGTCAAAATAGGCAATTTCCGCCGCCGCCACTTCGTCAAACGGTTGGGTTAAAAAAGGTTTGTTTTTGCCGTATTCTTGGCGTGTGGGCGACCAGCCTTGCAAGTGGGCGCGAATGGCAGACAGCATTTCGCCCACCGCGCTTTCCAAGTGTGGCACATCGCTTGCGCCGTAAAACTGCCGCGCCAGCACAATGCTGAAACTCAATCGCACCTGCTTTTGCTTGCCGTTGCCGCTGCCTTCGGGCGTAAAGCCGTCAAACACCACATACACGGCGTTGTCTTCGGGGATAATTTGGCGGGTTTTATCGTCCAGCATTTGCGCCAATTCGCGCACGCCTTGCACCGAATGCACGCCGTCTAATTCGCCCAGCCGTGCCATTAAATGCGGCACCACCGCCAACATATTTTTGTTCATGCTTTGAGCCAATCGTTTAAGCTGTCGTAAATATCGGCGCGGTCGGCGTGGCTAATACCAAACATCGGGCGCGCCACTATATTGCGCGTGCCGCTTTGGTGAAACGGCGCATACGCCACATTGGTGCCCACTTGCGCCATGCGAGCGGTGGCGTGGCGGGTGATGCTGCGCAGCAGGCGGAAAGTGTCGCGCAGCAACCGCGCTTCATCGCGCAGTTTCACGCTTTTCACATAGCGTTTGCCTTTGCGCTGCCCCCATTGCGTTTGGGCGTAGCGTCGCCGCGTTTCAGGCTGCCATGCTGCCCAGCGACTGCCATCGGGCGCGGTTTTGCTTTCAAAACGCTTGCGCGTGCTGTTTTCCAAAATCACGGCAATGTCGCGCATCACGAGGGTCATGCCACTTGTGCCGAGCTTGGCGGTGAGTGCGGCTAAATAATGCTGCGCCGCGCCCAAATCAGAATGGGCTTGTATCTGCATCTTTCCAGCTTCCCAGTTGGTTAGGAATCACGACTATTTGCCGCTGCGCCGCCGCTTGCACTTGGCTGCTATCTGCGTCCAAACCCAGCATAGTGGGGTTGCGTGCCACAGCTTTGAGCCAAGCAATGGCGTGGTCGTAGCGCGTTTGCACCACGGCGGCAATGCCGTTGTCATACAAATACCAGCGGGCGATGTCGCACACTTTCACTTTGAGCGTGTGCGGCGCGGCAAAAGGCAGCCTGAAACCTGCTGCGGCAAGATAGCTGCCTGCTTCCGCTTCGGCATCGTTGATTGCTTGCTGCAACACGTCGCTGTCTATGGCGCGGGTTTTGGCGCGGTCGGTGAGCTTAATCAGCTCCGCTTCGCCAAAACGCTGCTGCATATCGCTTTGCGTGATGATGCTGCCCGCTGCTTCATTGGGTTTCAGGCTGCCCATGCTTTATTCTGCCAACAGCGTTGCCAGCAGCTCGGGACGGGTTACCAAAGGCAGCGGGTTGGTTTGCGCTTCAATATCCCAGCCTTTGTCGTGGTTTAATTTCTCACGGCTGGCGTAATAGGCTTGCGCTTTGGTGTTTACAGCGGCGTTGGTGTCGGCGGGGGCGAAGTATTCTTCAAACGTACCGCGTGTGCCAGCGGGTAACAAAATCGCTGAACCTGCTGCCAACACATCGCCTTTGCCAAAATCGCTGTAATACTCCACAAACTGCACGCCGTTGAATTGGAACGACACACCTGTGTCTTCGCGGTATAGCTCGCCTTCGCGGTAACGCTTAAACGCTTCTTTGGTGCTGTCGTGGTATTTCAGCTTATCCATAAATTCGGGCGAGCACAGCGCGATAAAGCCGTTGATGCTTTCGCCGCCTGCTTTTTGGCGCAAAGTGCGTTTCACCTTATCCAGCATTTCGCCAGCATTGGTGGTTTTGACATTCAGCTTGCAGTTGAATTGGGTGCGGGTTAAGCCAAATTCTTTATACAAATCAAACAGCAGCGTGCCGTCTGCGTCTTTCACTTCGCCTTGCAGCGCGCCCAGCATCAAATGCTCGCGCGTCATCTCCAAATCGGCTTTCATGGCGGCGAGTTTGTCGTTGACCACGCTTTCCACCGTAGCCGCTTTATCCGTGCCAAAGCCGCGCAGGTTTTGCACTTCGTCGGCGCGGATGATGTCGTGGCGCGATAAATGCGGGATTTCAAAGGTGCGGCTGGCGCGGCTGACGGTTTTGCCGCTGCCACCCGTTTCGCCGCGCGGGGTGGATTGCACTAGGCTCAACACGCCGTTGCGGTGTTCAATGCGGGCGTAGGTGGTGGTAAGAAACTTTGGGGTAAACAGGTTTAGCCCGCGAATCTGTGTGGGGCTGGCGGGCAGCGCATCAATGGCTGCACTCAATGCCACCATGCTAAATTGGCTGTTGTTGTTTAATGGCATAGGGGTTCTTTCATAAAAAGGTTTAAAAACGGTTTCAGGCTGCCTAAACTCAGCTTAATTCGCCTTGCAACACAATGCCAAACGGCAAACACGCTTTGCGCCAGCCGTTTAAATCGGTATGCGCCGCTTGCACGGCTGTGGCGGATACATAGCGCACGTCCACCACGCAGTTCACGGGCTGAATCAGCACTTTGCCGTCTGCTTCATCGGTTAGGGCAACAAATTGGCAAGTGGCTGCGTCCACCACGCCTGTGTATTCCACCAATGCGCCGCGCTTAGTGCCCTTGGGCGCAGCCACGGCTACGCGGGTTAAGGGCGTGGCTTCGTATTTCAAAATATCGTCCAGCGTTGCGCCCAGCGTTTCGGAGCGGCTTTTTACGGTGTATTCCGTCATGTTTTTGCCTTTCTAAATGGTGTGTTGTTGCTGCTCGCGGCGGCGTTGCGCGTCTGCCAGTAGGCCCGATAGTTTCACTTCGCCTGCTGCGGGTGGGGTGTCGCCCGTAAGCTGCGCGGGCAAGGCGGGTTTTTCAGGCTGCCCCGATAGTTTTAAATTGCCAATCACGGCATCGGCGGCGGCATCGTCCAGCGACAGCAACACGGCATAGGTTTCGGGCGCCACGCCGTTAAAACCCTGCTCGGCAGCGGTAAAGCCCGCCGCAGACAGTTTTTTATCCACTTTGGCTTTCTTTTCCGCCGCGGTTTTGTCTTTTTGCAGCTGTTCGTTTTGCGCTTCCAAATCGGCTACCTTTTGTTTCAGCGCGTCAAACTCGGCTTGTTCTTCTTGGGTCATGCTGTTTTCCTGTGATAGGGGTTGAGAAAGAGAAAATTGCGGTTCAAACACCGTGCCGTCCGACAGCACCACCACTGCGGTATGCGTATCAGCACCCACCGCCACAAACGACACTTCGCGCACGGCGCAATCGCGCAAAATAACAATCGGCGCCGACACGGTTTGCCCGTTCACCACCGCTTCGCCTTGCGATAGCTGGTCTTGTGCGCCCGATTGAATATAGGCGGACAGCTCCCACGGAAAGCCCTCGTCTGCCGTTTGCGCGATGTGCTCGCCGTATTCGGTGGACAGCAGCTTGCCGTCAATCGCCAGCCCCGCGCCCGACACGCTGAGCCGCCCCACTCCTACTTTGCGGTTGGCATCGTGTTCCAGCAAAACGCCTGTTTCGGCGCGATACTGTATGCCCGCCAAATCCACAATGTAGCGCGTGCCATATTGGGTAAACGGCTTGCCTGAATGGGCAATGCCCGTGAAACGGCGGGCGTTGTCGGCAAGGGCGAAGCTGGGCGGAGTGTCTTGATTGTTGAGCTTGATATTGACGGTTAAGGTCATGGTGGAGGCGTTCCAAATAGCAATGCGCCATTGTGGCATGGCAAACCTGCGTGGGCGGCTTGCAGGGTTTCAAAGCATTAAGGCAGCCTGAAACCGCTCCATGCAAAAACGCGCCCATGCGGTTTAAGGGCATGGGGCGCGTGATGCACGGCAAGATTAAGACAACTTGCGCGGGATAGCGTTTAAAAGACGTTTAAATTGGCGCAGGATTGCGTTTGGCTACTCGGATAGGGGGTTGATAAGGGAAAGCGGGAGAAAGGGCGTTAAAACGCGAAAATGGCGGGCAAAGTAAAACCGCCCACGGGGGCGGTTGAAATTACTCGCAAACATCGGCTGAATGATGTGTGCCACGCATGGCTTCTACAATGAAATGTAGCTCGTTAGGCATATCAAAGCCAGCACGTTCCAAAATAGACACCATACCTACATCAGACGACAACGGGTCAATAATAGGGTATCCACCAGTTGGATAAGGGGCGGTATCCAACCATTGCTCTTGTACAGCGGTTTGGGCAAGTGTTTGCAACATAGAAACCGCACGTTTATCCCCCGTTATCTTGCCACTACCTGATACAGGCAAATCCCAACCCCGCACGCGCATAAATTCACGTTGCCAATGAATTATGCCGATGGGTTGCTGGTTTTGGGATAAGGGGAAAGTTAAAGTTTTTGTGGTCATGGGCGATAATTTACCAATAAAGCCAAACCAAAATGTAGGAAGTCTTCTTGCCGCGCTAATTCTTGATAACGAGCAAGATTACCACCCAACAATGATTCAAAAATCATAGTCATCATTTCTAACGGTTTGGGGTCGTCTTCGTTTCCGTACATTTTACCATAGTAAGGGTTAGGGAAATGGTCGCGCTTGCCTTTTTCATCCTGCCGATAGTTACGATTGCCCGTCATTTCGCGTAAGGTTTGCACGGGGTCATTTTTTGTTTTTTCTTGCCAAAGGCGAGTGAATAAAGCATCTAAATCAGGAAACACGCGTTGCAACCGATGTGCAAACTCGTGTACCTGCGTAGAAACGTATAGCGATTTATCAGGCGACATTAAATATTGGGCGTTATTTAACAATAAACTATCGCCTTGTTGAAACGCCATTTTACGCCCTTTAAACGCCCATTGAAATCGCTCCGCTCCTGCTGCCCAACTTTTCGGGCGCGTACGCATGATTTTGACAAAATCAAGATTGTTCACATCAGGAAGGGTATGCCAAGCACGTCCTATGTTGTCTTCTACCAAAACTCGCCCCATAGCATTTGATTTCTCTATCCATGATTTCGGATAAATTTTCAGCGCTTCCACCAAATCGCTAACAGTTTCGGGATTACTGCTGTATGCCAATACTTCTCCACCCAGCTCCACACCTTCTTGTCGCATGATTTCTGCAATCCCTTCATGTGGTTTTCCGTTGGCGATTGCCTGTTTCATAATATGAGCATATTTTTCATAGAGTGCTTTACCTGCGGCAATGATGTTTGCGCTACTACTCAAATCCGCTGTTTCTGGTATAGGTTGTCGTTTGGCTAAATACTGTTGCAATTTGGCTAACAGTTTTTGCAAAAAGCGGTCTCCGTGTTTTTCAGCAGCGAGGGCTTGCACCGCTTCTAATCGTTGCCCCGGGTTGTGCGCAAAACTCGGCGACACATCAAACGGCACGCGCACGCTTTGCCCTGTGCGCGGGTTGGTAAAGTTGCGCCATTCTATCCAATCCGTGCCGTCGTCTATGATGCCGCGTTGCTGATTGGCGATTTGCTGCGGAGTAAATTTTTCAGGCTGCCGTGCGATGTCTTCGCCGCGCTCGCGCAGGGCTTGTTTGGCGGATAGCTGGCGCACGGTGCATTGGCAGCCGTAGCCGTTAGGCGGAAAGATGCTGTGCCAAATGGGGTCGTCGGCGCGCCAAATTTTGCCGTAAAAATGGGTGTGGCTTTGGCGTTTGTGCTCGGCGGTGCTGGCGATGTATTTCAGATAGGGAAACCGCTCGGCATCTTCCTGTATCCGCGCCCATTGCCCTGCGGCGTAGGCGGTGGCGGTGTTGGTTTGAAAAATCACGCGCAAGCGGCGGGTGCTGCCCAGTTGCACGGTTTTGGCGATGCCGTCTTGCGGGTCAATCATCACGCTTTCGCCCCACCAGCCTTTTGCCATTAAATAGGGCTTTAAACGCTGTTTAAAGGTGGCAAAATCAGTGCCGTTTTGCAGCGCATCTTCTAGGGCAGATTTAGTTTCTGCCAGCAAATCAGCATCCATCATTTTGGCAACGGTAAAATTGACTGCGTGCTCGTATAGCCAAACATCGTAGTGCGAGAAGCCTTGTTTGAGCCGTTTGTCTTTTAAATAATCCAACGCCATGCGGTCTAGCAGGCTGGTAAATTGCACGGAATCAGCCATGTTGCCCGCCTTTGCTGGCAAAGCCGTCGGCAAAGGCGGTGCAACTGCCCAGCGTGAGCTTGTCTATCAGCATTTGGTCGTTTGCGTTTAAATCCAAGCCTGCCAGCTTATCGGCAAATTCGGCATAGCTTTCGGCGCTTTGCAGCGCGGCTAAAATGGCGTCTATTTTGGGGCGCATAATGGCTTGGTCGGCGGATAGGCTGGCGGATTGGGCAGCGGGCGCATTCAGGCTGCCTGAAAGTTTCACGTTTAATGCGCTATCGCTGGGTGTGGTTTGATTGTTCGTCAGCGCAATATGTTCAGGCTCAAAGCCTAAAATTTGGGTGTAATAGTCTTTGGTTAAACTCACTTGCCCTGTGGCAAGATATTTGGCATCGCGCTCGGCGCGTTGCACATCTACTTTAATCTCGCTGTAATACTCAAACCAAAGATTGCCGTTAATTGGCTCACCGTAGCTTTGGTTAAGCATTTGCAGCGTGTCCACCAAATGTTGCACGGCGGTGGCAAGCAGGTTGAGATAGGCATCAATGCGGTCGCTTTGGCTGTCTTGCTCCACTTGCTGCGCGGCGCGGCTGCCTGAAAGCAGCTCGCTGGTTTTCACGCGCCCTAAAATGGCTTTTTGAATACGGGCATTGGCTTGCTGTTCTAGCTGGCGAAAGAACTCGCCATTGGCGCTGTTTTGCAGCATCACAATGTCTTCGTCTGTGCCAATCGCCGCTGCGCCACCTTGCTTGAAGTCGTCGGCATGACGGGCGGCTTCTTCGCGGCTGCCTGCGGTTTTGGCAACCAGATAGGGCTGGGCATAGCGTTGCGCGAATTGATAGGCGTAGCGCCAGCCCTCTTTGCGCAGGCGCACGGCGGGATAAATGCGCACCACCGCCATTTCGCCCGCTGGGTTTTTAGAAGTTGCCTTGTTGGCAAGGAATAAATGGGTAAACTGGGTGTCTATGGTTTCTTCGCCGTTTTTGCCGTTGTACACCACGCGGTCAAATTTGGGCGTGTAGTTATCCAGCTCATCATGGCGGGAAATCACGCGCTGCAACAGCACAAAGCCGCTTTCATCTTGACGATACACCAAACGCGCTACGCTGTATCCGCACAATTTGGCAATCACCACTTGCTCGGCAATGGCGGGCAGGTTTTTGCGGATGCAGGCGTAGAGTTTGTCCAGCTGCTCGGGCTTTGCTTGCTCGCCATACAGCCGCCAGCCGCTTGCCAGCAAGGCGGAAACGACATCTTCGCGGCAGGAGTCCACTTCGTCATCACTCATCACCGCGTCATACACTTGGCTGCGCGATAAGCCTAGGCGGTTGAGCAAATCATCGCTGCCCGCGTTGGCAAAGCTATCCAGCGCGTAGGTGGTGTCTTGCACCAGCTGGGCTAGTTGAATGGTGGGAGTGGGTTGTTTTTGGGATTTTTTAGCCATGGGTTGTTCTCGTTTCAGACTGCCTTAATACGGGCAGGCATCGTAAATCCGCACTGTTTTCATTTGGTTTGCCGCGCTGCGGCTGCTGGCGAGTGCCCACAGCATTTGCAAGGCATCTGCGCCATCGTCGTGGTCGGCTTTGGGGAAATGGCGCAACTGTTCCATCAATACGCTGTGTTCTTTTTTCAGGCGGATTAAACCGTTGGCAAAATGCGGCTGCAAGGTCTCAATGCGCAGCTGCTTGTCGCTGTGCGGTTTCACGCCCACGGCGGGTACAGGGCAGCCTGAAAGCGCGGCACGCTTCACCAGCTCGGTTTTAAAAAATTCTTGAAACTGCACCGTTTCCACCGCCCATGCACGGCAGTGGTAGCGTTGTTGCAAGCCAATCACCGCTTCAATAATCACATCGGGCAGCATTTTCTTAATGACTGCTTCCAGCACAAACAACTGCCCTGTGGTTTTGCTGCGTCCGCCCACCAAAATGGCGCAGGGGTCGCGCCCATTTCCTGCTTTGCCCATGCTGGGGTCCAGCGCGCCAAACAGTTCCAAATCATTCGGTAACTCTTTGGGTAGATACAGGCAATCTGCCAGCAAGGGAGCAAAGGGCGCACTCTCGCCGCTGACAGGGTCGTTTTGGTATTCGCTGTCAAAAGTGGCGTGCCCATCGCGGGCGCGGATTTTCATCAACGCCAACACGCCCCGCGCTGCCCAGCTGGTTTTTGCCCCACGTTCCATTTCAGGCTGCTTTGCGGCGTAAAACGCTTGTGCCACCGCTTCACCGTGGGTGGTGTAAAGCTGCTCCCATTCTTCCCATAAATCCATGCGCTCGGGAAACGCCAGCATGGCTTGAAATTTTTTGCTGTGCCAGAATGGATTATTTAAGGTGCGATTGAGCACGCTGTCGTAGTGCAAAATTGTGCCGATATACACCACATCAAACTTTTGCCCCACGCCGCCCAAGGGCAGCACGGCTTGGGTGAGCCATGCGTTCAATTTATCGCGCTGGGCGGGATTGCGCACTTGTTCGTCGTTTTCAATATCGTCTAACACGCATAAATCGGGGCGGTATTGCCCATGCCGTTTGCCGCGCAGTTTTTTGCCGCTGCCCGCTACTTCCACGCACACATCGTTAGCAGACACCATTTTGCCTGCCTGCCACACGCGCCCCTGCCCGCAGGCTTCGGGGAAGTCGGTTTGCAGGCGAGGGTTAAATTCCAGCTCGGCTTTAATCGCTTCCAGCATGGGGTAGGCTTGGTCTATGCTGTCCATCACGATAATGATGTAGTGCTTGCGCCCTGTAATCAGACACCACAGCGTAAACAGCTGCGTAACTAGCGTGGATTTGGCTTCGCCACGCGGCGCGGCAATGGCATCGGCTTCGTTTTGCGCGCTCGCCACCATTTGCGGCAGCCTGAAAAACAAATAGCGATGCAGCTCGGATTGCGCAGGGGTGCGGATATAGTGCGGGAAATAGGTTTGCACAAAATAGGCAAAGCCGTTTTGCGGGTCAAACACGCGCGCGCGCCGCTCGGCAATGGCAGCGGGATTGCTGGCAAAGCCGATGACTTCCGCTTCAATGGTGCGCTGCAACTGCGCAGCAAGCTGTTTGAGCGATTGGGTAAATTCTTTTAGCTTCATGCCAGTTTTTCCTGCATGTATGCACCAAAGGGTTCTAACAATTCAATAATGGCGGCAAGATGTTTAGGGTATTTTTGCGCGGTAAACTCTGCTAATAGGTTTAACACGCGCATCGCTGTTGCCAATTCGCTGGTTTCGGGCAAGATTTTTTTGTTCGCCGCCACCATTTTGTTATACGCATCGGCTAGGCTGCCCAAGGCTTGCACGCGGGCAATCGGGTCAATATCCGCCCCGCCGTTAAGCTGTTCAAACGTGGCTTGGTATTGCACCAAAAAGCCCGCCATAATCAAGCGGTTCACATCTTCCAAGCCGCCGCCGGCGATAAAATGCGCGGCGCGCACCTTGTCCCAATCGTCGCCTGTTTCCTTGGCGGCATATTTCCAGCTA